GGCGCCAAGGCCGCAGACGAAGCAACTATGCAGGCCCAAGAGATCCACGACAACGAGTTGCGTTTCATGAAGGGTTTGTGGGAAGAGGCTCAGGCTCGTGCAGGGGAGGGCGCAACGTCCGACCAGATTGGGCAGATCGCCCTGAACATCCAGTACGAGCGGGCACAAGCGCTGCGCAATGCAGCCCACGAGCCGCTGTCCGACAACCAGCGCTTGATGCCAGACATCGAAGAGCTGAAGGGGCAGAGCACCGGCGAAGGTGACATCGAAGGCTCTTTGACCAAGGGCATCGAGGCGCAGTTCAGGCCACTGGAGAAGCGCATGGAAGTCGGTGCGCGCTACGGTGTAACCCCGGACACTGTGCCGGACAACGCCCAGCGTCTGGTAGACACCGAGATGCTGACCCGTCTGGAAGAGCAGGCCCCGCAGTTCGACGAGGCTCGTCTGGACACCCTGTCCAAGCGCCTGCCGAACGCCCTACAAAGCACCGCGATGCAGCTTGCACGGAGCAAGCACCCAGCCATGCGCTGGATCGCGGCGAACCTGCTGGAGCAGCCGACTCAGGCTGCTGGCCCGCGCAGCTCGGCAGCAGTGGAGCACGCTATTCGGGAGCGGGAGTACAACGCACCAATCGCGCAGTACCAAGAAGTCTACACCGCGTGGCGTAACCAGAACGGCGGCAGCAGCGTCCGTGACGTGTTCACGAAGGCCGGGCACTGGGAAGAGTTCAACCGCGCCGTATCCAATGCTCGCCGCAACCGGGCCATGGGCGTACCAACCAACGAGCACCCGCTGATCTCCAAGGCAGCGGACATCATGGACGATGCGTACACCCGTCTGCGTGAGGATCAGATCAGCGCCAAGACCCTCGGGAGCGAGCACCTGCGCGGCATCGAAAGCAGCCGGGGTTACTTCTCCCGCGTCATCGACGCGCGGTGGCTGGTATCCAACCCGGCCCGCAAGAACGCGGTACGTGCCGAGATCGAACGGCAGCTGGCAGACGCATGGAAGGACTTCTCCAACGGCAGCAAGTTCGCCAAGGAGACGGCAGCGAGGTACATCGACCGCAGCATCCGCGAGGCGCAGGGCGGCGGTATGGTGCCTGCGAACGTGTTCGACCCGCACGCCGCACCCAACCTGCGGGACGCACTGGCTCAAGGTACCAACCTGAGCGCCAAGGACATCGACGCCTACATTGATCGCATTGGCCGTGGCGGCGCGAAGCACACCCGTGGTCGTCTGGACCTCGATACCTCGACCGTCCTGCGGGACGAAACTGGCGCCGAGTTCGAGCTGTCGGATGCCTTCGTACAGGATCAGGTGGCCCTCTACAGGGCGCAGGCGCGGCGTGTGAACGGCGAAGTGACCCTGACCCGTAGGGGTATTCAGGGTAGGAAGGGATTGGAGCAGCTACGCGATCTGGCGGCGCTCAGGAGCACACCGGGGAATGAAACCACGGCTGCCGAGTTGCGGGCGTTCGACCAGATCGCGGCGGAGTTCACTGGCGGGGCCTTCAAGGAAGCCAACCGGCACCTCGACAACCTGCGCATCCTGACCGCCGTGTCCCGCCTCGGGCAGGCGATCATGCCGCAGATCGCGGAGACGGCGAACCTCGCATCGACACTGGGCGTGCAAAGCGCCCTGCGGATGGTCAAGGACCTTCCACGGCTGGTGCAGGATGTCCGCAAGGGGCGCACCAACGAGCTGTTGGATTCGCTGGAGATTCCCGGAGGCCGTATCGGTGACGAGCATCAGGCGATCATGCCGTGGCAGGACTTGGACAACATCGAACTCGCTGGCCGCGACGCACCGGGCATGCTTGACCGCGTACTGCGGGCATCCAGCAACGCGCAGAGCTTGATGACTGGGTTTAGGTACCTGCACGCTGCACAAGTCCGGGGTGCATCCGAACAGATCCTGCACCGCGTGATGCGACAGGTGCGGGACGGCGGGGATGACGCGGCGCTGCGCAGCATGGGCATCAGCCCGGAGCTGCAAGCCAAGCTGAAGGCCGATCTCAACAACATCGCCAAGTTCGACAAGGACGGCAACCTCACGGCGCTGGATATCCGCCAGACCACAGAGCCAGAAGCGGCACTCGCCTTGCAGCAGGCCGTGGAGCGAGGTGCCAAGCAGATCATCCAAGGCACTTTCATCGGGGAGCGTGGCGCATACATGCACGACAGCTTCCTGCGCATCCTGACGCAGTTCCGATCCTTCAGCATCATCGCCATGGACAAGCAGTTCTCCCGCGTGGCCGCCGACCGTGGCACGGCTAAAGCGCTGGGCCTGTTGCTGGGGCAGATGTCCTTTGCCGTCCCGATCCATCTGGCTCGGGTCAACCTGAACGCCGCCACGATGGAGGATAGCCGCCGTGAACAGTACCTTGAAACCCAGCTTGCTCCGGGCATGCTCGCCAGAGCCACGCTCAACTACGCGTCGCTGGGAGGTCTTGCTGGTGACATTCTGGATGCTGGTGCTGCTTTGGGTGGGCTGGAAATGTCTGGAGTACGCAGTGGCCAAAGTAGCTTCTCTGGTAATATCCCGGCTATTGGTTATGCTGACGGTCTGGTAAGGGGCATCACTAACAAGGACATGAGCGCCTTGGTTAAGTCGCTCCCGGGCGGGAACACCGTGTTCCTCACCCCGGTAGCTAACGGCCTGCACGAATTACAGGCACAGTAAGGTCTATGGGCACCCTAATTGGGTGCCTATAGTACAAGAGAACGAAATTCATGGAGTATCGAGATGGCCGACTACCTAGCCACAAACGTGTTCGCCGGGACCGGCAGCATCATGCAAGTCGAGATCGACTTTGCCGGGTACCAGAATGACTTGCCCGGCAACCCGGCGCCGTACCTAAATGTCGAGGATGTCAAGGCTAAAATCGTCCAGCCCGCCACTGCCACCAGCGAGCGGGTCGAGACTCCTGTCGGACTGACTCAGGTCAACGCCCTGACTTTCCAGACCCAAGCCAACATCCCAGCTGACGCCGAGCTGTGGGTCTACCGAGAAACACAAGACCTGTATGCCTTGGTAGATTTCAAGAACCTCCAGTCTGTGTCGGAGCGGGACCTCGATCTGGCAATCAGGCAAGTGCTGTACATGGCACAGGAGACCAAGGACACCGCCGAAACCTCCTACTTGCTGGCTCTAGAGGCACAGGAGTTTGCGAGGGATCTAGGCGGCATCGCACTGGAGGAGCTAGCCGAGGTTAAGGCACAGGCAGAGTTGGCTCTGAGTATCGCGCAGGCCACGGCGAATCAGCTGTCCACAATCACCAATGGCCCGTTTAGCCCGCCTTACAATGCCAAGGGTGACGGGATCACGGATGACACTGCCGCGTTCACCGCGTTCGAGGCTAACGTCCGAGGTCAGATCGTCAACCTCGGGAACAAACGAGTGAGGGTAACTGCGGAGCCTACTGGTAACACCTATGTCAACGGGGTATTCGTAATTAACGGCTTCAACAAGCCGGCGATCCCGCTTAACTCGGCTGTTAGCGTGATGCCTAAGTTTCATACTTTCGGCGGTCAGCTGCGTGACCTCAAGGTCCGCCTGTGCGACACGTTCTGCCAGTTCCTTAGTATCGTTTTCATCGGGGACTCCATCACTTGGGGTGTTGGTGCTACGGGCACCAGTCCGGGTACAGGGTTCCCTCCTAGCGACCATACTCTCTCTGATATCCGAGCAATGTACGGTGCGCCGACGTTCGTTAACCAGTTCAAGCGCTATATCCGGGATAACTACAAGAAAGGCGACGGATTCTTAGAGATAGTAAGCAACTGGCCAGCCAGCCCGGCAGGCGAGTCTACTGTGCTATATCAGAACATCGAGCTGATGTATCCCAGATATGGCCGCTTTGATGTGCAAACCATCGGGGCCTCGCAGGCTGCGGTCGATCTCCAGACTAATAACTCTCCTTCCGGCTTCATCCTGTCCTTGAACAACACGGTAGCCGGTGCACAGTACGGTCACAGCGTATCGTTCCCGCTCACTGGGACGAAGTTCATCATGGGTCTGCGGTGCAGCGGTGGAGGTGCGACGGATGCGTTCGTAGACATTCTGGTCAACGGCACTCCGGTAATCACGAACCTCAGCGTGCAGCCGGGTAACAACGGACTGGTCGACGATGTGTTTAACTACGACCAGCAGATTGAAATCGTTGTCCCATATGTCGTGGACGGTACAGTCACCATCCGCACCAACCGTAACGGCTTGGCTGGTCAACGACTGCTTAGCCTGACCTCTATCCGCATCCCGCGTCAAGTACGCATCGTTAACCAAGGCCTGAGCGGTACTACTACCGTGTCGTACTTGGCTAACTGCTTAGACGGTAATACTTCCGGCGATGGGGTGGCGATCACTGGGACTGACATGTTCGTGTTTGTCCAGCTGGGCACCAACGACCGTGGATGGAGCACTGGACGCCCTAGGGGCAGTAATGACTTCGAAGTGAAGTACAACGCTCTACTCGATAACGCGGCGTTCACTGGGAAGAAGGTCATCCTCATGGCGGCAAACCCTGCGGGGAATGAAGATCCTACGGACTTCCCATTCCACATGCAGGAAGTGCGCAACATCATCTACCGCGTGGCGCGCCTCCGGCAGTTCGATATGATCGACAACTACTCCGTCTTCGCTGGCATGCACAACCTGATGTATACGACGGACCAGCTGCACCCGAATGACTATGGGCACTCCATCATAGCCCGTAATATGATTAACTCGTTAGAATCCGCCTAAGGAGAAACGAATGACCCCGACTACGGTTGACGTAGCGCTTCGAAACGCACCACCCGTCACCGTAGTCGGTATGGAGTGGTTCATGAACTTCCCAGTGGATGTGGCCCTTAAATGGGCCACACTGGTCTGGATCTTAATCCAAGCAGGTTTCTACCTGTACGAGAAGTTAAGGAGAACTGCATAATGGCAGCAACTAGCGACCGCTTAGGCTCGTTGCACGAGCGCTTCACCAAGTACTGGGAGCATCGACTCGAAGTAGCTGACCTCAGCATGGAAGACGAGAACTGGCAGCCGTTTACCTCGGCAGACGCCGCAGTGCTCCGTGCGTTCCTCAAAGACAACAACATCACTGCCGAGCCCGGCGGCGACAAGGAACTTGAAGCCCTCGGCCAGAAGCTGAAGGGCGAACTGAAGGGTTCCGGTGTCAGCTCCAGCGAGTTGGACAAGGTGATGGATGATGCCCGTAAGTGGATGGGCCTAGACACCGGAGGCATCCAGTGACAGCTAAGACCCAGCGGCATGCAAGGCTCGAACTGCTCCAGAAGGAGTTCGAGCACTTCCTACCGTTCTTGGTTATGGCTATGCGTTACCTCGGATTCAGCACTACCGACATCCAGAAGGACATCGGGTGCTTCCTTGAGTTTGGGCCTAACGACCTTATGGTACAGGCCCAACGCTCCCAAGCCAAGAGCACCATCACCGCCATCTTCGCGGTATGGTACCTCATCAAAGATCCTCGGAACCGTGTGCTGATTGTATCAGCAGGCGGCAAGCAGGCCAACGAGATCAGTACTCTGATCGTTCGCCTGATCATGAACTGGGACATCCTCGAATGCTTGCGCCCTGACGCGACTAAAGGCGACCGAACCTCGGTCGAGGCGTTCGACGTTCACTATTCCCTGAAGGGCATTGACAAGTCCCCATCCGTAGCCTGTATCGGTATTACCGGTAACTTGCAGGGTAAGCGGGCGGACTTGCTGATCGCGGACGACATCGAATCCGCCAAGAACTCCCGTACTGCGCTGATGCGTGAGCTGCTCCTGAACCTCATGCGCGACTTCCCGTCGATCTGCGTGGGCCGGGAGAACCAGCCGCCGAAGACAGTCTTCCTCGGCACACCGCAGACAGACAGCTCCGTGTACAACACCCTGCCCGGCTCCGGGTACGTGGTGCGCATCTGGCCGGGCCGCTACCCAGCGCCGGGCGAAGAGCAAGCCTACGGCGACATGCTCGCACCGCTGATCGTCCGCAGGATGACCGAGCGCCCTGAGCTGCGCATCGGATACGGCCCTCTCGGCAAATCCGGGGCGCCGACCGATCCTGAGCTGCTGGACGATGCAGCCCTGACCGCCAAGGAGAACAAGCAAGGTCCGGCGTACTTCCAGCTCCAGCACATGCTGTGCACGCTGCTAAGCGACGCTGCCCGGTACCCGCTGAAGTCCTCTCAGGTCGTCGTCATGCGGCTGGGCGATAAGGTGCCGATGCACTTCACCCGCAGCATGGACGTACACACGCTGCGGCAGTATCAGGTCGGCAGCATCAAGTTCCAAATGGCTACCGCTGCCTACATCTCCCCGGAAACCTCCCTGCCTGTAGGCCGCGTCCTGGCCATCGACCCGGCAGGCGGCGGTAAGAATGGGGACGAGACGGGCGTGGCTGTCGTTGACCAGCTATCTGGTAACCTGTTCGTGCGGTACGCCTCGGGCGTGCGCGGCGGGTACGACCCTGACACCCTGCAAAGCATCGTTGATCTGGCCGTGCGCTTCAAGCCCACCGTCATCATCATCGAGAAGAACATGGGCCACGGTGCCTTCACCCAAGTGCTGCTGCCGCTCCTGCGGGCTGCCGGGGTGCAGTGCCAAGTCGAGGACGTGTACAGCTCTGGCCAGAAGGAAGAGCGTATCGCGGACACGCTGGAACCCGTAGCCGCTCGCGGTAGCCTCGTGTTCGACGAGGATGTCATCGCGGAGGACTGGACCTCCACGCAGAACTACCCTCTCGACAAGCGCCAAGTGTACACCCTGATCCACCAGTTCACCAAGCTGACTCGTGATCGGGGCGCCCTTGCCAAGGACGACCGCCTCGACGCACTCGCCATCGCCGTGCAGTACTGGATCAAGGCCCTTGGGCAGGACAGCGAGCTTGCGGCCAAGGCTGCGCGTGAGCAAGAACTGCTCAAGATGTTCAAGGACCCCATGCACTACAACCGCGCTTACGACCCGCTGGCACACGGCCACGGGCGATTCGCCAGCACCATTCGGAGACGTTAATGAAGATCACTGACATGCCATCCCTCGGCGCCTTTGCCCGCGCTCACAACATCCGCCGCGACCTAGCGACCGTGTTGTCCAGCATCGAAACCGCGCACGACCGTGGCTCGGACGTATCCGATCACCTCGACAACGTGAAGCAGCTGGCCGCGCACCTCCTGCGCTTCGTCAAGGAGACGAAGACCAAACCCCGTGGCGGCGCTCTGGTGCCTGCCCAGCCCCTGCAACTGCCACTCGACCTGAATGACTAAGGAGACACACCATGCGTCCAGAAAACCTGCTCAAGCCCGGCAACTTCTCCGTAGCCGAGAAGCTGCGCCGACTGGTGGCCGTGGCCATCGGCAACATTCAATCCGCCAAGGCCAAGGGTGCCGTAGGCGAGGGTGCCCAGCTCTCTGCGTTCCTGCATGACGCCGCTAGCAAGACCCCGGATGCCGTGTCTGGCCTGCCTGCTACCCAAGCTGTGCTGTCCAACGGCCAGACCGTGAACGTCCGCACCAGCACAGGTGGGGACTCCCACGGCTCGACTGCCGTCGTCGCGGCTGGCGCCATCACCGGCGTCAACCTCGCAGCCACTACCGTGATGGTGGACAACGCTGACACTATGGCGATCCAGAACTCGGCTGGTGCTGCCATCGGCACTGGCACCGCAACCGTGGCCGCTGGTGCGCTGTCGAACGTAAAGCTCCCTGCAACCGTGGCTGGCGTGACCAACGGCACCAAATACAACGCAGGTACTGTGTCCGGCTCGGGCAACTTCGCCACCTTCACCGTGGCCAACGGCGTCATCACTGGCATCGTCCTGTCCGCTTCGTAAGGAGGCACTATGAAGATCCCCGCCAACGCCGTGCGCAGTGTAGTGGCCGCTCTGGCCCTCAGCGCTGGCGGGGTAGCCGTCCTCCAGAAAGAGGAAGGTTACTCCAACCGCGTGTACCTCGACAGCATCGGACTCCCGACAGTCTGTACGGGGCACATGGACCGCAGCATGCGCGTCGGGGATTACTACGACGACCGCACTTGCCGCGAGCTACTCCGCAGCGATACAGCCTCGGTACACGCCATGCTGGTCCGCAACATCAAGGTGCCCCTCTACCAGTGGGAGTATGACGCCTTGATGCTGCTGTGCATCAACATCGGCAACGCGAACTGCGCTTCCAGCACGCTGTTCAAGAAGATCAACCGAGGTGACTATGTGGGAGCAGCTGCCGAATTTCCTCGCTGGCGTTTCGCTGGTGGTCGGGACTGTAAGGTTCGTAGCAATAACTGCTATGGCGTGTACGTCCGTCGGTACACAGAGCAATCCATGTGGAAGGGAGAGTACTGATGCGGTACATCGTAGCTATCACAGCCCTGCTTGCCACCTTGACCGTGGGCCTCGGCTGGGGCCTCCTGACGGCCCGTGCTGAGCTTTCCGAGGTGAAGAGCACCGTCAGTACACAGGAGGGCCAGATCGACGCGCTGAAGGCCGCGCAGGCCCGCACAGCGGCATCCCTCGCCAAGCTGGCAGCCAAATCCCAATCGAGCAAGGCGGAGGTGACACATGCACTCGCTCAAGAACCTACGTACCGGGACGCTCCTGTGCCTCCTGCTGTCGCTGACGGGCTGTGCAAGCGGCTCAAGTGTAAGCGTTAACGCCGTGCAGTGCCAGCATCCCGTCGTGGATGTCAGCACGAACGGTGGATTGAACCAAGGTCTGCTGGACTACGCTGACGCGCTGGACCAGTGCAACATCCTAAACGGGTTCCCTATCGAGGAAGTGCAATGAGTCTTACAGGAAGAGACGCCTTAACCGGCAAGCTGGAAAGCATTCGGACGTACAAAGGCACACTGATCACCCGCGATGACCTCGCGCTGCTGGAAGGCCGAGCGTTCCGGGCATACCGGGAGTTCACAGCCACTACTACTATCAAGTTAGTGTTCACCAAGCCCTTCCGGCTAACCTCACAGACCCTGTGGACTGGTCAAGGCGCTGCCCGTGCTGTCGTTATCACCGGTGGAACCGAGGGCGGCACGTTCGGAGCGATGCCAACGCTGTTCAACAAGAACACTCAGCTCAACACAGCCTCGACTACCACTGCCACTGTCGGCGGTACCGTTACTGGTGGCACGGAGCGCGAGGTACTCCGTAGCGATAGCGGCACAGCAGGCGGCGGCGTAGGCTCTCCTAATCTGCAAGACGGTGACCGGATGCTTGCTGCTAGCACGTACTACATCATCATCACGGTAACTGGCACTACTTCCGGCATGTATTCGCTGGAGTGGGTAGAGTCCTAAGCTTCTGGCATTGCGTACTGAGCGTTAGAGATAGCGCTTAGTGCAGAGTACCAGACCCAAATTTGATATGCTTACGCGAGGGCAGACCTCGGAGTGAAAATGCTCGCGAATCCCCCATAGGGCTGCTCGGCTTGGCCGGTCGCCCGCGCTTGCTGGAAGCCGGCTAGGTCATGGTGGCGTCTCCTCTGTCGCTGGTGGGGCTGCGCGGCGCGTGGCGCCTTGCAATGTGGGCACAGGATATCCCGAGGTGCTCGGCCATGTCAACCCTCGGCCCGACGAGCGGTAGTATGGCGCCCAAGGCCCGCACAGAGCCGCTGTGAGGTGCTCGGCAATGGGCTGTAGGGTAGGGTGGGCGCGACGAGATCGGCGCTGATACGGCGCGGGACGGCCTCACAGAGGGCACGGCGAGGATAGACAGGCAGGCGGGAGGCCAGTCTGTCTTCGTTCGGCCTCGTTCGGCTTCGTTCGGGCCGGGCTTTTAATTGGGTGCCTATAGTACAAGAGAAACGCCGGGACAGAGCTTATCTGTCTACGGAGTGAACTCCACACAACACACCACGGGACAGAAGGACAGCCAGCCAGACAGGAACGGCAGACCAGCCCGCCAGACAGACGCACCAGACCACAACATCACACGAAAGCCCAGGCACCGCGGCAACGGATAGCCCATAGGAAAGCAGGACAGATAGATAGACAGATAGTAAGACAGAAGGGTTGACAGTAGAGACAGACAGCTATAGAGTACGCAACCAGAAGGACAGAGTAGGACACAAGGCATCTAGCCAGCTACCTACTACGGCGCAGAGCGAGCCGGTACACAACAAGCTCCGCAGCTAGCAGTGTGACCTAACGTAGCTAGCCAGTAGGATCCGAGACCTACAGAAGAGCTTGACAGTAACTGAAGCACGCTGTAGAGTACGCAACATAGCAAGACGGAATGAGAGTAGCTAAGGGCTACTGTGAGATGGACAACGGTACACATCCTCATCTGTCTGTTGATCTGAGCAAGCCGGTAGGTAGCAAGGGTTGACAAGCTAGCAACAATGAGGCAAGATGCACACCAGTTACACAGCTTGGCCGAACGGATGTAGTGAGTAGGTTGAGCGGGTCCGACGGAGGCGACCCGATAAAGGAGGATTCCGCAGGTCATCAAGCACCGAGTAAGACGAAGCTTGACAGATACACCGGCAGCTAGTAAGATGGCCGCCAAGCAACAAGGGTAACGTGCTAGGTTCCTGAGACTAGCTGGCGAGATAGGCCAACTGTAGAGACGAAGCTTACTGTGCTGTTAGCAGTCGGTGGACATCGAAGCGATAACTACCTAGTGACTTGGCTAACATCCGACTTAGGACGACAGCGGAAACGCTGGTAAGCTGGGGAACCGCCCAAACTGTTAGGCGCAGCAGAGCTGGCAATACAGGACCGTCGTCTCCTAGGCGGATGCAGAGTAGGGGGAGTTCACCAGCTCAGAATGGTGCTAGTGGCTACTGCAACGTAGCGAAAGGGGATACCCGCTAGAAGTTGACCGGACCAGAAGGCTCCGGCTTCCCGAGAAGGGCAGAACCTAGTGATAGGTTTGTGATGCGCTCCGGCACGGAGTCTGCTTGGGAGGATAACCCACAGAGCGCATTGCAAAGCAACCACAAGGTAGACGATATGAGTCGAGTAGCTAAGAAGGCTGCGGCTTACTTCTCCAAGGTAGCGAAGCTTAAAGCTGCTAAGGGCGAGGAAGGTGTAGCAGCACGCAAGGAACTCAAACGGATGCGGGATGTGTATTACGATACTGATGCGTTTCATCCTAGCGCCGGGGCAGCGTGGCAACCGAAAGGTGCAAGGCACGCCCGAGGTAGTGAAGGTAAGGCACGCAACATCCAGCGGGGCTTCACTGCCCGCAAGCAACAAGGCATGAACATAGGGCGAGCGTGACTCGCTCACTCACGGCTTGAAACCACATAACTGACACAAGGGTATACGACCATGACCAAACAAACCAAAACCATCAAGGCTCCTAAGCTGATCGAAGGCGCCGCCAACCTGTCCAAAGAGTTCGGCCTGATCAAGGCTGCTGGTGCTAAGCTGGACCAGCGCATTCAGGTGGCAGCTCTGTCTGTAATCATGCACGTCGATAAGTGCGGTGACGTGACCGTGGCCACCGGCCTGATGGACGCCATGCCGCAAGGCTCCCGCAAGGCTGCGCTGATCGAATGGTTCCTCGCTCACGGCAAGATGCGCCAGAACGTGGACGCCGCTGGCAAGGTGAACAAAGACCTGCCGTGGCTCTTCGACAAGACCAAGGAGACGAAGTTCGAGCTGGGTATGGAGAACCCGTGGTACACCTTCAAGCCCGAGAAACTGGACGAGGAAGCCTTCGACTTCCAAGGGCTGTTGGCATCCCTCCTGAAGCGCGCAGAGAAGGCCGCAGCGGGCGGCAAGGAAGTCAAAGGGGCTGACCTACTGGCCCGCATCAAACTCGCCTCTGAAGGCGTCTCCGTGGCTACTGTGGGCACCGAGGCGTGATCCCTCCGGTACCACATCCTGAGTACTGGTGCGTAGCAGGTCTGGCCTTACTGGTCGGCCTGCTGTGCTCCCTCGGTTTGTTCGATCCCTTCGACAAGGAACCATGATGAACAAGTATCTAGTAACGCTGCTGGTGCTGGCATTCCTGCTGGTGGCTGGCGCGCTCTCAAAGGAGGCGCAGGCTGCGTGGATCTCTGGTGGGCCGGAGATCCATCGTCAGTATGACGAGCAGGCTGGGGTAGTGTGTTATACTTACACTCGCACCATTTTATTCAGATCCTCGGCCAGCATATCCTGCGTACAGGTAGCAGAACGTGGTACTCCCGAGGCGCAGCTGTAGCCGCGCTCACTCCCGACCCAATTGTGCATAGGAGACACAAGCATGCAAGTCATTACTCCCGCAACACTGGACCAGTTCCAGAACGCGCTGACGCTTGCTCGCCGCACTCGCCAGCATATCGCCGATGGTTGCCACGAAGCCGGTGACATCGTGCTCAAAGTGGTGCAAGCGTACCATCGGCACAAAGTCTCGTGGCCTGCGCAGATCAAGGACGCAAGCCGCTTGGACCTGCGTGAAATCCAGACGGCCAACGAGAACCATTTCTTCGACCGCCGCTGCAAGATCAGGCTGTGCTACGAGGACAACAAGCCCGTGGGTGGGTACGTGGTGCTCGAAGGCGAATTGCTGGGCCTGCACAACCTGCGCAAGGGCTGCGGTGACTGGCTCGTACAGCACGCTGTGCTGGATGGCGCCGACCGGCTGGATACGCTTGCAATCCCGCATCTGCTGCGGCTGTACTCTCGATATGGCTTCCGTGAGGTCCATCACGAGCCTAACTGGAACCCTGATCTCCCGCATGTCGTGTGGATGCGCAGGCAGTAGCCAAGCTACAAGGCATCTGCGGGTGCCTTGTGTCGTGGTAACTGAACCCTAACCGCTAAGGCGGACACTCAGGAGATAGTACTATGCAATACAATTCGAAATCCCTGCTGGACACAATGACCATCGGGCGCTTGCAATTCGAGTGCCAGAACGTAGCCGATTGGATCACCTCCAATACCTTTGCTATGACCTCAGAGGTCTGCAAGTTCCTGCCCGTGGACCTGCTGGGCATGGGGCACTACGGTACCGCTCTGCGTCTGCGCAACTTCCCCGGCCTTGTGCTGAAGCTCTGCCGCAGTGCACACGACGGGTACCCGGAGTGGATTCGCTCCGTCGTGCATGCCAAGCGCCGTGAGCGCTGGATGCCTCAAGTATTCCTGTATGGTGGAAAGGAAGGGCAGGGCGGCTGCTTCTGGTGCGTGCTGCCTGAATACGGGAATCCATGGGGCCACGATGCTGTATGGCAGGATCAACGGTTCTTGGATGAGTGGCCGTTTCAGGCTAAGACAGACGTGTTTGACTGGGAGAAGTCCGAGGCATTCTTTGCCCAGCGCAAGCTACCGCGTGAAGAGCGCCGCCAACTCCGTCGCTTCAAGCAGTTCCTAAAGGACAGTGGGTTGGGCGCATCCGGCGAGCTGTACATGCACGCTGGTAACGCACTAAAGGATGGCGATCAGTGGGTCATCACTGATCCTATCGCTGGCATGTATGACGAGAAGCCATTGATCGACGTGCCTCACCCTCGCATGGAGGAAGCATTATGCGCACAGTAATGCGACTGGAGCACCCAAGCACAGGGCGCGGGCCTTACAAGTCGCTGCACCCGGATAGCAGCAACGAGCAGCCGGGCATGAGCTACGGACTGGGCTACCAGCCTGAGTTCGATCATCCGGGCCTGAATCCGGGGCATTATAAGTACGGGTTCATATCCGTAGAGCAGGCCAACAATTGGTGGGATGAGCACGCTCGTATCAGTGCGGCCACTCGTGGTTACAAACTAGCCGTATATGAGGTGCCTGAGCACCTCGTGCATGCAGACTCTAACCAGTGCGTCTTCGATCCTACCGTGGCTGAACTAGTCGCCCACATAGATCCTGAAGCGTGGATCACAGGCGACCTCAACATGCTGCTACAGGCAGCCAAGGAACAAGCACAATGCGCACCATCAACGGCGCAATCATCGCCGTCGGCGGTGACTTCGACTACGCCAGCACCACGGTTGCTGAGCGGGATTGCATTAGAAGTATGGAACGAAACGCGAGAGCGCTACGAAGAACTCGTAATGCCGCTGCGCGCAAGATTCAGCGCGAGCGCGCCAAACATACAACAAATCCCAAGAAGCCGGGGCCAGTGACATGGATTACCTTCTGACCGACGAACGCACAGGGCAGGACATTGCAGTGGCCGAGGATGTCCTTGTGCTGCTGACTGACACAGCGTTGCCACCTGCGTGTGACGCTATCTTTGACTCGGACAACGCGGGCCTCCTCGGCCTGCCGGACGACACTCCTGAGTACCTGCAAACGTGGGCACATGAGGGGTTCAACAATCACACTGGCGTCGATGCGGTGCTGGGTGAACAACACGAAGGCGCGATGCTGTGCGCCGGGTATTCAATGATGGAGTTTGACGAATGACACACGCGAATGTAGGGCAAGCTGTAAAGGTCCGGCTTTCTGATAACTCAGGATCCCTCGGGCCTTGGACCTTCGCGGTAGTTACTGCTCACGGAAGGGAGCACCCGTTGTACGGGCTAGAAGTAAAGTGCTATCTAGATCCAGAAGGTCCGCACGAGCAAGGGAACTCCCCTTATGTCGTGCGTTACACCAAAGCCTCTCGTTTCGACCACGATACGACTGGCATTTCCGAGGCTGTCCTCGCCCGCCTCGGTGCCGTGTTCTTCTCACTCACGACCCAATCACAAGCAGGAGACGCAAGCGTGACCAAACAATATCAAGCTCCCGACATCCAGACCGTGTGCCTGCGCCAGACGAAGCACGGCAAGTTCAACGAGCTGAAGGGCAAGCAGCTCGCCGCGATCCTCGAACATCCCGACGTGCTCGCCGCGATCAAGGAGAGCTTCGCCGGTGCCGAGAGCACTGCGCTCGAAGACGCCAAGCGCATGTTGGCCGCAGCCTGCCAAGAGCTGGACCAAGAACGCGCCAAGAACTCCGAGCTGTATGGCAAGCTGACTGCGCTGACTACCCGCCACGATGCACTGGTGCAGCGTTACAACCTGCTGGAGCAGCGTAAGAGCACCGCACCGGCGCTGATCGAGAGCGTAGTGCTGAAGGCCGCAGGCGAGAAGCGCGGCTTCGTGCTGTGGAACCCGGCCAGCTCCATGCCACCAAAAGTCATCTATCGCTCTCTGGAAGAGGCCAAGCGCATTCAAGAGCACATGGCCAGCCGTGAGGCCGGTCAAGTCTTCCACATCATGCCAATCGGCCCCGGCCTCAAGATCGTCAAGCCAGTCGCTGCCCAGCGCATCGTCCTCTAAGGAGATTCACCATGCTCAAACAACATCAAGTTCGCCAGCACGTCACCCGCTCCTTGATCCACCCTGCCATGATCGGCCTGCTGCGCCGCACCGAGGGCATGCACCTGTTGCAGTACAACGAGGGCCTTGACAAATTGCGCGGTACTGCTCCCCTCGGCAATGGGTCCCCAATCGAGTTCAGCCAGATCATGGCCGAGGGTTTCTCGGTTGACCGTCTGGAAATGCACGCTGACGGCAGTAGCACAGCGCACTGCTCCAAGCTGGTGGGCCTGAAGTATCCGGTGGCCGGGTTCTCCTACACCTACAGCAGCCCCTTGGAGTTGCTGCCCGGAGAGCGAGAGTACCCGGAGTACCAGCGAGTCCAGTCGTTAGCGGCTGACTTCTTCGTCTAACAGATCGCACCGCCTGCACCTGTTCTTACGGGTGCATGCTGGGCGTACCTGCCCATCACACCTAAACTCTTGTACGGAGCAATACCATGACCGAAGTTACCAACACTCCAGCCTTCACCGCCACCAACACCTCCGATGCCAAGGAAGTCAAGCTCGTCGCTGCCGCCAATAAAGCTGCCGAGGCTGCTGCGAAATCCGCCTTGGCCCTGAGCAACTACCTCGAAGAGCGCGCTCGTGAAGAAGCCGCTGCCAATATCCCGGTGGGCACCCGCGTCGGCTTCAAGTTTGGCCGCGCCGAGAACCGCAAGGACTACGAGGGCGAGGTTATCGCCGTGGTCGAGACCCCGACCGGCAAGCTGCTCAAGGTACTGGCCGGGACAGGCGCTGAGCTGCGCGTGTACGACGTGCCGAGCAAGCAGGCTACCATCGTATCGGTCGAGGCTCAAAGCGCACCAGAGGCCGACGCAGAGGCTCCAGTGGCCCTCGATCCAGTGGCCGACGCCGGTGCCCTGAATCCAGATGCCGGTGCTGCTGGCGCCGTGGACGTGGATGCCCTGCTGGCTCAGGTGTAACCATGACGCAGCCAGCATTGCACGGGGAGATTCAACCCTTCCTGTGCACGCTGGCCCGCATGGCCGAGGCCGCTAAGGAGCTGGGCGGGGAGTTCATCCTGTCCCGGCACCTTGGGTGGGCCAACTGGTCCGATGGGCTGGCGCTTCGACGCTGCATCAAGAAGTGGGCGCCGGGCGTGTATAGCGTCCCGGTACTGAATGGTCCGGCGTGTGCCAATCTGGTGAACGCCGGTGATGTGTGGGGCTACGATCCTAACGTGGACGAGGAACCTGAGTTCCAAATCCCTGAGATCGTGCTGGCACACAAGCACCCGCCGACTCACGCCGAGTGCATGGCAGTATGGGAGATGGTGCTCGCGCCGCTGTTCCAGATTCTGTACAGGCTGGAGCCGGAGGAGGTCACGAGCATCCAGCTCACACGCTACACGCCGGAGAACACCAGCAAGGGGAACTGGCATCGTGACGAAGACAGCGATTGTACCGCAGTTATCAACCTCGGGAGCAGGCACACGGGCGGAGGCACAAAGCTCTTCGTCGACGGTCGTCCCTTGTTTGTGCCTCCATTGCCTACAGGGCATGCCCTCCTGTTCTTGGGACGTAGTACCCTGCACTGCGGAGCCGAGATCACAGAAGGACAGCGAGACCTACTCGTGTTCTGGAGCAAGCTGTGACCGTGCGACTGCCAGCGAGTGCAGAGCAGCTAAGCAGGCTGTACTCGAAAGGCTGGAAGCTCTATGGGATGACGTACAAGCGTGCGCGTTCCGCACTTTGCAAGAATGCGTGGGCGCGGTCACTGTTCGAGATCACCAAGGGCACCTTCGGTATCTCCGTTCGTGGCAGCGATGCTTACCTCGACGCTGATCTATCCCTATGGCGAAGGACCAAGCGATGAACTGGATTGACGTAGCGAAGGCCCTGCCTGTAGGCGGGCACAAGAAGATCGGGCACGATTGTGGGCCGGGCCTTTGCCTCGTCGTGTTCCACAACGACAACAAGTACAGCGCATATTGCCACCGGTGCGGCCCGCAGCCGCCTGAGTGGAAACCTCTGCCGACCCTCGCGGAGCGGGCAGCGAAGGCAAAGGAGCAAGAGACTGCGGAAGCATTAGTTGCAGCGGACAGGAGGCCACCAATGCCCGCTGTGTATGACCTTGACGAGTGGCCAGTGGAGGCAAGGTTATGGTTATTCAAGGCTGGGCTATCAAGGACGGAAGTCACGCAAGGCGGGTTCTATTACCATCCCACGACTCGCCGCGTTGTCATACCCGTCGTCGTGAATGGCTCGCTCGTCTACTGGCAAGCGCGCCAGATATTCGGGTCAGCGGGAGCGAAGTATCTCTCGATGCCCGGTGGGCGCGAAGCATGCGTGCCAGTGTTTGGCAGTGGGCAAGGGATTGTGCTGGTCGAGGACTTATTGTCTGCGTACAAGATACAAACGGCAGGCTTTCGTTCCTTGTGCCTGATGGGAACGAAGCTGTTGCCGTTACTTTGGGAGTTCCTACTTCATGAAGACGACATCACAATCTGGCTCGACCCGGATAGGGCTGGGCGTGACGCAGCTGGGGAAATTCGCACAAAACTACAATTGGTCGGTAAAGCATGCCGCGACGTGTGCACGAAACGTGACCCGAAGTTTCACAGCAAGGCCGAGATCGCGAGGATACTCGGCGTTCCTGACGGCAGAGGTCCTGTCTCAGGTCCTGCGTCATGAGCAGGCAAGCATGCAGGAGTACTACAAGCCGGGCCGGACCCGGCCAGTGCTACTCAAACGGCTGGCCAAGTTGCAGCGGTACCTGCGGGTAGCGCGCTTCGGGCACTCACGACCCAATTAAGCACAGGAGACACGCGATGAAGAAAGCGCGGATCACCGTTGCCAACCGCACTCGCAATTACTTTGTGATTGGCGAGCGCACATTCGCGGAACTAATAAAAGACGCCGAGGAGGTGGACCGTGGGTGACGCATGGCCACTAGTGTTCGTGCTCGGACCGATGGCAGTAGCCGTAACAGGCTGCGCCATCAATCTTCTCGGTATGGGCTGCGTTTATTTATGGAGGTGCCGACGTGGCGCTTGACATTACCCTGCTTCAGGTCATGAAGCATCGCAAGAAATTCAACAAGCTGATTCGTGTAGTCGAGAGCCGCGCTGTGCAGCAGCAAACGGCCATCGTCATAAGTGACTTCAAGAAGTACTTCGCAGAGCAGCCGGAGCTGGAGCGAATCCCGATCAGCCGGGAGTTCAGTACGTGGTTCACGATGGTGGCGCATCCCAAGCTGGCGCCGGAGCAAGCCGCGATCTACGCGCAGATGTTCAAGGAGATCGAGCGCGAGCCGGACGAGCTGGCTGAGCAGATGCTGATGGGGCGCCTGCTGGAGGTGAACCTTGCGCAGGCTGTGAGCGACATCGTAGAGCAGTACGCCCGTGGCGACGAGATCGACTTCCAGAAGGGCATCAGGGACTTGCTCGGCAACTACGACAAGGACGTAGAGCGCAAGATCAACCTGCCATGGGTGCCGGTGGACGAGAGCCTGTTCGACGAGGACCTGCGCAACGATGGGTTCAAGTGGCGTTGGGAATGCTTGACGCACGTATGCCGCCCATTGCGTGGCGGGGACTTCGTGATTCTGGCCGGGCGCCCGGATAAGGGCAAGACCACAGCGCTCACGGACCTGAGCACGTACTGGGCTAAGCAGTTGCCCGAGGTGTACCCGGACAACCCGGAGAAGCGCCGTATCATCTGGCTGAACAACGAAGGCCCCGGCAAGCGTATCGTCAAGCGTCTGGTGCAGTCCGCGTTCGGATGCAAGACCAGCGAGCTTGTGGCCAAGCAGGAAGCGGGCACGCTGTGGACGGACTATGAGGCGGCCATCGGCGGGCATCGCACTACCATCAGCGTTGTGGATATCCACGGCTTCAAGTCGTGGCAGGTCGAGGAGATCTTCAAGCAGTTCCCTCCGGGGCTGGTCGTCTTCGATATGATCGACAACGTGAAGTTCGACGGAGAGTTGGCCAATGGCGGGCAACGGACCGATCAGATTCTTGAGACTATGTATCAGTGGGGCCGAGACTTGGCTGTACGTTTCGACTGCCCGATCATCGCCACCTCGCAGATCTCTGCGGACGGGGATGGGGAATGCTTCCCGACACTACCAATGCTCAAGGATTCTAAAACCGGCAAGCAAGGTGCGTCGGATCTCATTATCACCATCGGTACCAGCAACGACCCGTCGCTTGAAGCGATGCGTTTTATCGGTACGACGAAGAACAAACTTCGTCTGGAAGGCAGGCCGCAATCTCCGCGTGCCCGCATGATGATGGATGCAACAGGAGGCAGGTATGTCGATGCAGCAAGTTAAGTTCAGCAAACGTGACCACGGTCTGATGATGTACTCATCGGATAACCCGCAAGCGGGTGGGCGGTATGGCGCTGTGCTGTACAGCGACTGGCCGTGGTCTGGCACCAACAAGCATTGGAGCGTAGTGCGATTCCACAATTGGAACAAGCAAGGCGAAACCTTGTACTTCTCCAAGCGTCGCCACGCCAAGAAGGCGCTCCAGAAATGGGGGCAACCGCAATGACCTTCGCAACGCTGGACGTCGAAACGACGATCAAGCAGAGCTTCAAGCGCAAGGCGAACCCATTCGATCCAGACAACTGGGTCGTATGGGTCGGCGGTGCAATCGCTAATGGCGACGTGTTCACCGAGAAGTTCGCCAACAAGGAAGCAAGCAAAGGCTGGCTCGCCCGGTTCTTCAAGCAGCATCCTGAAGTCAAGGTGCTCGTGGGCTTCAACATCAAGTTCGACATCCTGCATGCAGTAGCGCAGGATGAAGTGAACTACGAAGCCTACATGGAATTCATCGCCAACGGTGGGCAGCTGTGGGACGTACAGCTCGCGGAGTACCTTCTGCGTGGCATGGAGCAAAGCGCGCACATGCTGTCTCTGGACGAGGTGGCGCCGAAATACGGGGGGCATGTCAAGCCCGATCCGGTCAAGGAATTGTGGGCTGCTGGCGTGGACACGCCGGACATCCCGGACGACCTGATGCTGGAATACCTGCCGGGCGACATCACGAACACTCGCAAGAGCTTCCTCGGCCAAGTCGTTGCAGCGCAGCGAGCCGGGCAGCAGCGCAGCATCATGCTCAACAACGGCGCTTTGGTGTACACCATCGAGGCCGAGAAGAACGGTATGCGTGCGGACTACGAGCTGGGCTTGCAGCTGGCAGCCGAGCTGGAAGAGAAGCTCGCTGGACTGATCGCAGAGCTGGAGGAGTACCTGCCGAAGGACCTTCCGTTCGAGTTCAACTGGGGCAGCCGTCAGCAGTTGTCCGCGCTGATCTTCGGCGGCGACATCAAGTACACAACGAAGGTTCCGATCTTCGATGACGACATGCAACCAGTGTACTTCCAACTCAAAGAGGAGCACTACGTATGTGCAGACGGATCGACTGTCGCGACCCAAGCTTACAACGATGCTCTCGTTGTAGGCCAGACCGTGCCGTCGCTATCATACTTTCTGAGCGGGAAGAACGCCGGAGAGCCGAAGAAGCGGCAGGTCACAGTGCCGGACGTAGCGCGGGGCCAGAAGATGCGGAACGAGGATCGCATCTATTCATTCAAAGGCTATACCGCACCACGTAAGCAGTGGGAAACCAGTACGCCCGGTGTGTATCAAACCGGTGCCGAAATCATCGAGGCACTGGGCAACAGCGGAGTGCCGTTCCTGAAAGCTCTAGCCGAGCGGGCCAAGGTGGATAAGGACCTAGGGACGTACTTCATCCGGGAGGACAAGCAGGGCAACTTGGGCGGCATGCTGACACTGGTACAGCCAGATGGGCTGATTCACCACCAGATCAACATGACCTCTACCGTGACGGCGCGCTTTTCGTCCAGCAACCCGAACATGCAGAACATCCCGAAGGGTGGGAAGTCCAAGATCAAGCAGGTGTTCGTCAGCCGGTTCGGCAGCGAGGGTAAGATCATCCAGTCGGACTTCACGTCGCTTGAGATTTACATCCAAGCGATCCTGACGAACTGCAAGCAGATGATCTTGGACCTGCTGGGCGGGCTGGACATGCACGTAGCTCGAGTTGCTACGACCGCAGGCATCAGCTACGACGAAGCGTTCAAGCTATGCAAGAGCACGATCATCAGGGACGACGGCGCCGAGGTTGCGGAATTCCCCGAGTGGGTGGACAAGCGGACGAAGGCGAAGGTGTTCTCGTTCCAGCGCGCTTACGGCGCCGGTGCGCAGAAGATCAGCGACTCTACCGGCATCCCAATCGACGAGGTTTACGCCTTGATCGAGGCGGAGAACGCACGCTACCCCGAGGTGGAAGAGTTCTACGCAGAGCTGGGCAAGAAGATCGCGAACAGTAAGCATGGCGTCACCAAGGTCGTACCGCACCCGGACTTCCCTGCCAAGCAGGTGCCGCTGGGCAAGGGTTCGTACCGCACGCCAGACGGCAAGCTGTACGTGTATCAGGAGCAGTGCGCACCGAAGTTCGTCGTGGAGCGCGAAGGCGTGTGGTCCTCGTTCTCGCCAACCGAGATCAAGAACTACATCGTGCAGGGCGGCGGCGCTGAGTGGGCCAAGGCCGCAATGTGGATGATGGTCCGAGAGTTCTACCAGCACCGTAACTGGGGCGGTCGAGCTGTGCTCATCAACCAAGTACACGACGCCTGCTACGGCGATGCGCACAAGGACGTAGCCATCGAGGCTGCATCGGTCATCCATGCGTGCATGGAGCTGGCCACCACCTTCATGGAGGTGTACTTCGACTGGCCGTGCCCTGTGCATGTACCGTCCGAAACCACCTACGGTCCCAACATGTCTATCGAGGAGAAGGTGCCGAATGTCGTAGAACTGGCGAAGGCCCGTAAGGCCGAGATCGACGCACGCTACATCAACCAATATCGTAAAGCAGCATAAGGAACAGACCATGACTCAAGACGCTATCGCCGCCGCTATCGCCGCCGCAGCCGCACAAACCCCGAACATGAACGAAGCCCAAAAGGGTGGCGGTGAATGGACCCCGCCTGCTGCGGGTAAGTGCCTCGTCACCCTGATCGGTTACATCGAGCTGGGCATCCAGCACGTACCGGCCAGCAAGACCGACCCGATCAAGTTCCCGGCCAAGGACGAGGAGCAGGTGGACCTGATCTTCGAGCTGTCGGGCAAGGGGCACGAGCCGAAGGAGATCGACGGCAAGTTCTACCCGGAGCGCATCACCGTCAACCTGAAGAAGTCCCTCAGTGAGAAGGCTTGGTTCTACAAAATCTTCAAGGTCCTGAACTGGGACAACTCCGCCACGCACTTCGCGCAGCTCGTGGGCCGTCACTTCCTCGCCACCGTGGTGCACACCAAGGGCAAGGGCGACAAGGTGTGGGCAGGCTTCAAGCTGCCAACCGCACAAGGCGGCGGTTACACCTTCGCGGCCCCGACCTACAACCCGGTCGATCCCGAAACTCAAATGCCTGACGTCACCATCGTCAAGGAGTTCCCGAAGCCTCGCGTCTACAGCGAGCCTCGTGTATTCCTGTGGGACTACGCCTCCCGCGAGATGTGGGATTCGCTGTACATCGACGGTATGTACGACGAGCGCAAGGACGACAAGGGCAACGTCATCAGCCCGGCGCGCAGCAAGAACGTCATCCAGAACAAGATCAAAGCCGCGAAGAACTTCCCCGGTTCGCCGGTGGCCGCGATCATCGGTGACGAGGTGCTGAACGTGGATACCGACGACATGGCGCTGGGCGTTGACCCGGACAGCCTGCCGGACAACTCGTCCGCTGCGGCTGACGAGGACGCTGCACTGGCCGCACTGGGTATCTAAGTGGAACCGTGGCTGGCGGATGCGATCTCCGCAGCCGCTGCCAGCGAACCGATGCCACTGGCCACAATCGTGCCAGTGGTGCCGGGGCGTGTGCTGCACCTCGACGGTGACTACCTCGCGTACTTCATGGCGGGGAACGACGACACCGATCCGGGAACAGCGCGGCGCAACGCCATGCAGCGGATCATCAACTACAAAGAAATGAGCGGGAGCGAGAAGTGTTTACTCCATCTTACCGCTACCGGCTCGTCAAAGGCAGACCGTTATCTGATCGCCTCAGTGAAGCCCTATCAAGGTCAGCGCAGCGGCGCGAAGCCGAAGAACTGGGCGAGCCTCCGGGACTTTCTGGAGGGCTATCAGGGCGACGTGTTCAAGCCTCATCAGTGGGGCGACCGGGAGGCCGACGACGGGATGTCGCTGATGATGCACACAGCGATCAGCCGTGGGCAATGGGACCTTGCGGTATCCTGCACACGGGACAAGGACATGCGGCAGTATCCGGGCCAGCATCTTGGCTGGATGGACTACATGCTGGTGGACGTCCCGGTTGGCGAGTTCCGAGTCGTGGACCACGCAGACCTCACCTATGGGCATGCTTGGTTCTGGCAGCAGTGCTTGCAGGGGGATTCGGTGGACAACATCCCCGGCCTTCCAAGGTACTGCCCTTCGCCGCACAAGAGCGCACTGATCGGAGAGAAGACAGCCGAGAAGATGCTCGCAGACGCGACGAGCGACGAGGAAGCGTTCCAGAAGGTGGTGCGGTTGTACAGCGGACACTATCTGGATTGGCCGGTACAACTGGCAGAGCAGATGTCCCTGCTGTGGCTGCGCCGGGGCGCTGATGCGCATTGCCTTGACTTCTTGCGGTACTTGAAACTGGACCGCACAACCGACAACTTCAAGGACTTCGCTAGCGGCTGTCAAGAGCTGGTGAACCGAGTCCGCACAGCGAAGGAGGCCGTCCGTGCCATCGAAGCTCAAAGCGGCGCAGGTAGCGCCAGTTCGCCAGCAGTTACTGGCTAAGCAAGGGCGGCTGTGCGCAGTGTGCCAGCTGCCTATCCCGAAGGACAATGATGTTCTCGACCACTGCCACAAGCACGGGGCGCTGCGCGGGGTGTTGCACCGGTCCTGCAACAGCTTGCTCGGCGTGCTAGAGAATAACCGAGCGCGGTACGGGCTGGGCGACGACGCGCAGTTCCTCGCCTTCCTGCAAAACGCCGGTGCTTACCTGATGCGGCACAAGGAACCGCAGACGCCGTGGCTGCACCCAACGTTCAAGACCGAAGAGGAGAAGCGTCTCCTCAAGAACAGCCGTGCCCGCAAGGC